CTTGTTTAGTAATTCCTCCGGGCATACCATCACTCACTAATATTCCTGCTATCCATATCGTTCCAGTTGTGCCCACATTCGCTCCTAATATTGCTGCAATCGCTGATGGTAAAGGTAAAGCACCAGATGCAACAAGTCCGATGACCGCAGTTGTAGTGAGTGAGGAAGATTGCCAAAGGAGGGTACATACAATTGCTCCAGAGAACATCCAGTAAGGGTTTCCTAAAAACCATTCAAGTTGTTCTAAGTGGCTCATTGATTTCATTCCACCTGAGAACATCTTTAAACCAATGTAAAATATGACAAGACCCAAAAGAGTTTGAAAAATGGGGTTATTAAATTCCATAAAATTTCTCGACTTATATTTCCATGAATCGTAAAGTTTTCTATCTTTCTTTTTCATTAAATCGGGAGTTTGGATGTCTTAGGAAAGAAATTTAATTTTTCTGCATCATCTCTAAGTCGTTCTTTATTTTCAGCACTAAGTAAAGACTTGATTGTTTCTGCTTCAAGATTATTTTCTTCACAATAACATAAAATGGCATCTAAGTAATTCATATTAGACGTGGAATTCACTAAATGAGTTATTCTTTCATTAAATGCTTCTCTATCATTAATATTAAGCATATTCTTTTTTTTATCGGATTTTGCCAATGATTAAATTGTAGATTGTTTACTTTTATAATCTTTTATTGCAGCTTTGATTGCATCCTCTGCAAGTACTGAACAATGAATTTTCACTGGGGGAAGAGATAGTTCTTCAACTATCTGAGTATTATTAAGAGCCATAGCTTCATCTACAGACTTGTTCTTAATCCATTCTGTTGCTAGTGAAGATGCTGCAATCGCAGAACCACAACCAAATGTCTTGAATTTAGCATCGATAATTTTGTTGTCATCATTAACTTCGATTTGTAGTTTCATAACATCCCCACACTCTGGAGCACCCACAAGACCAGTACCGACATTATTACTCCGCTTATCCAAACTACCAATATTTCTTGGTTTTTCATAATGTTCCAATACTTTATCTGAATATGCCATTAACTACCTTCACCAACTGCCGCAGATTCCTTTTGTTCAGGATCATCTTTATCCTTGAACCAGTAATCCGTTGACTTAGCCAACACTGCGACATATGCGCCAACCATAATATTAATTAGATCGCGAGATTCAGCAGGTAATGCTCCAAAAAACAATAACCATACTAAAAACAAAAATGTACATACTATAATCATGGACAATAAAAATCGTGCCCACCAATTCAACTTCTTTCTTGTCTCAATTCTTTCATGTCTAAGTGCTTCCATTGGATTATTCTCCCATAATTTTTCTTCTAAATTTTCAATCATTTCAAATGAAGTGTTAATTTTTCCATCACCTAATTTCTCTCTGGTTCTTTTATTCACGTCCCTTGTCCTCTGTACGCTTTCCAGCATTTTCGTTTGTGTTTATTTGTTGGTCTGGTATTTTTAGATTTGCCTATGCTAGTCCGCTTTGGTGTTTCCTTGGCTTTCTTTACATGTACTAATCCGTATGCTGATCTTTTAGCCATTTAATTTTCATCCCATTGTAATAATTCATGAACTCCTTGTTCTTCTAGAAGTAAGCGATTCTGCCAATGTTGATCTTTAACATCATCTTTATTCTGTCCATGATATCCAACTGCGTAACCATTTTCACACATCCATTTATTTATGTTTGTCCATCCACCAAACTCATGTCCATCTTCAGTACAGTTAATCCAAAGTTCACCTAGTACTCTACCGAACTTACCTCTACTATCTGACTCTGGACATCTACATTGTATTTCAATATCATCTCTATCTGACAATATTGCCCAATGCACCCACGATGTTAATGCGGTCTTGGATAACTTACCATAGATTTTTTCGTTCTTGTGTCTTGTTCTGGATTCTGGTGTGTCAATTCCTAATAAACGGATTCTATTGCATATCCGTACATCAAACCCCAAATCAAAAACTGCATCAATAGTATCTCCATCGACAATCTTTTCTACAGCGGTTATGTTGTAAATAAACTCACATGGCTCTTTATTTATATATTCAGCCATATTAATTATTCACTGCAGCAATGATCTTCTGTACATGTACATGGATCACAGGTGCAACTTTCATTTTTACAATGTTCATTTCCACACATTTTTTTCTCCTATTTAAATCTTTCGTCTGTTTGCCAAATTTTATCATCATCATAAGCCCAAGCTACTAAAGAATATCTAGCTCCAGATATTACTTTTTTCACTCTATGATTAATATTTGAATCGTAAGTAATACAGTCACCAATATTTAACTTTAAATCATTCAGCCCTTCAAATTCTAATTCACCACCAGTGAAATCATTATTAAGTAATATTATATGTGAACGAATTTTACTTTTATCATTATGCCAATGAAAACATTGTCCTACTTTATATTCAGAAAATTGTAATGCTAAATTACTTTCCAATCCTATTAATTCATCTTTATCACTAATTTCATAAAGTTTACTTATTAACTCTTCTTCTTTATAATTATACCAACTTGAATTTCTAAGTTCTTTAACTATTCCTCGATCATTTACTGGTGCAGCCCGCACATATTGATAATTTTTTAAAATTATATTAAAACAAGTTTCCTCGTCAAGAAATTCTCTTCTTATTTTCGGTTCAAATGTCATAAAACTCTAAAATATAATGGGGGAATTCTTCTGTTCCTAAGTGATTCCCCCCAAACTCGTTGATTACTGTTTCTCTACAAATTCATAGAGTTCTGTAGCCTTCTTCTTAATATCCTCAATGGAATAAGAATCTGGCTGAAGTTCTTCAAACAACTTCATATTTGCATCGCCTTGCTCTTTTGCAAATTCCCATGCATCAATAGCAAAGTGTTTTTGTCTTTCTTGTTGATCATAGAGATAACTTTGTGCCATCTCTAAAAGTCTAAATCTTAATTCATATGGATTAGACATATTGTTCCTTTCATTTGTGTGTGTGTTGTGTGTAATGGTCAGTTCTTCTGTTCCCAAGTGACTGACCTGAACTCGGCTATAGTCTACGCAGCGAGTGCGTAAGAGTATGCGGTATAATCGTCATTGTTTGCGATTAATTTAATGGACCGTTACGGTGGTGCCTCTACCGAATACCTCTATATCTACCTTCACAATCAATCGAAATCTATTTCAGCCCCATCAACGAAAGTCATATCCAAAATAAAGTGTGACATAGGTAATACCTAAAGCGAGCAATATCATTATTGTGAGCCACATTAATTTCTTTTCCATAACTTCCTTTGGTGGAGCTGATCGGAATCGCACCGATGTCTTAACTGTTATCTAGATATGTCAACAGTATCAATAACTATTTATAACCTCCTGTAATCTTTCTACATGTTCATCAGGATCCGCATAAAAAATTTGTGGTGTTCCATCAACTACTGCAATAACTATAACTACTTGAGTTACTTTATTTCCTGTTCTTTCTTCATACATCTTTGCATATGCAGTTCCCTGTAATTTATAACTTTCTATCCATTCTTCTTTTTTTGGTTTAGAAGAGGTTTTCCAATCTATTATAGAAATTTCATCATCATATTCAGCAATACAATCACATCTACCAGCTACTCCAAGAAATTTAGACCACAAAGATACCTCAAGACCATAAATTTTTCCAATATGAGTATTTAAAATTGATTGAACTGATTGAAATAACTCAATAGAATCAGGCATATGCCCACTCAAATAATCTTGCTGATTTTTGAGATAGTCTTCGATAATCGAATGCGTTCTTGTTCCTCTTCGCGAAGCTTGTGTTGAGATTCTATTGGCTTCTTCTTCTCCAACCCGCTTTCTCCAAGCCTGTATACCAGCTTTGGACAAAGATGATAATACTGTAGTGATACTCGGGAAATTTCCATCTGGTGTCTCGTATAATCTTTTTCCTGAAGTATTTATTTGTTTTATTTGACCAGGAATATCAACTGTTTCGTGTAAAAAATTCATATTAAGGTATATTCATAGTGCTTCCGGCATGAGAAGATTTAATTTCTTTTAATCTATCTCTAAATCCATCATCTGGTTTACGCATACCCATCTTAATTGTATCGCCAAACGCCGGAGCCGCTAACATTTTTATTATTGTACCATGACATGATCCACATGGACAAGGGTATTCTGTTGGTTCATTCATTTTAGCGATAGATAACTGACGCTCAAATTCATGTCCACATTTTTCACATTTATAATCGTATGTTGGCATATTATTCTGATTCTCTTAATGTTACTAGTAAAGGATATTTATTTTTCTTAGCTTCTTCTAATGTATCAACCGCTTTTTGCTCTGCTATTTGATATGAATAAAGTCCTGCCACACCTTCTCCTAATTTATGTACATTTAACATAATTCTTTCAGCATCAGGTGTAGTTTTATTAAAAATACTTTTTAATATATAAATAACAAATTCCATAGGAGTATAATCATCATTTAAAAGTATAACAAAATAAGTTTTAGGAACTTTTGAATTTATACTTTTCTTTTTCCTAACCTTAATTTTATCTTTTACATCTATGTTTGACATTTAAAATTCCTGATGCCATTTAAAATTACAAACCTTCATATCTTTCCAAGTTTCAGGATGCTTTATTCTATCTTCTACTAAAGCATTTATTTCCCTTATATTTGGTGTTGATATTGTATATAATTTTTCTTCTGGTCTATTTTCAGGATGTATTATTATCATTTTTTCATCATCATATTCTGTAATACCACCACGTTTATAAACAAACTTTCTACCCTTTCTTCGATAATGTACAAAGGAATCGAGTATTTTCATATTCATATATGAGTTTATTTTTTCAAATAAACGTGTGTCTCCATGATGCATTCCAACATACTCCTCATCATATCCACCAGACTTCCAAAAATCTTTTTGTTTTATACAAAACACATTTACTGATTGTTTTTTTCTTTTTCCAGTTATAAAAGAATAATATACATTGTCAAGAAATTCTCTTCTTAAAATAAATTCACATGGTTCTTCGTTTATATATTCTGCCATTTTAGATTTATTATTTCTGGAGTCATAAACAGAAGTCCTGAAAATATTTTCAACTAAATCTTTTAATGTATTTGGTGGAATCTCCACATCAATATCAGCAAAAAATATCCAATCAGTTTCTACATGTTTTGCCGCTAAATTTCTTGCTCCATGAGAATTAAATCCCAAATCATCATCTACCACAAATAAAGAAATATCATCTTCTTCTACTAATACATCTTTCGCTGGTATTTTTTGTGATCCATCATCAACAACTATTAATCTTTTAATTAAAGAATTTCGTATAAAATATTTAGCCGCCTCAACATATTTTTGTAAATGATCAGGCTCATTATAATATGTTGTTACTAAAGTAATCATTTAATTTATGGAGCGAGTAAGAGGAATCGAACCCCTATCATCAGGTTGGAAACCTGAGGTACTACCTTTGTACGATACTCGCTTATATTAACCATTCATTACCAAATGTTTTAAATGCCCAATTCTTTTCAAAACACCACCAACATCTTCTACATGCTTTTGTAAATCCTTCACTTTCATCAAAATGCCCAATACAACTCACAGTTAATTCAAATATATTTTTTAGATTAAGTTCTTTATAAATTAAAGCAAGATCTTGTTTATGCATATTAGTAAACGGAACCCATTCACCTTCCTCATTAACTTCTGGTTCTTCCGGAGCTTCCCATGCTCTATCTTTTTGATCACCTGGCATTACCACTAAAGGAGGATTTCTCGTTGTT